CCAAATACTTAACCGCGATAAGGCCACCGGAAATGTTGGATGCTACCTGCGCAGACCAGAAACGTTCGCGCTGCGTTAGCTTAAGTTCAGCGTCAATCTTAGCCTGAATAGCCTTGACGGTACGCTCTGCCTCTTCCTTACTCTTGACCAGCCACTCTGCATAGATCGGCCCTGCATGGCCGTAGTTTTCCATAAGTTGATGGTCGAACATACGCTTAGCCAAGCTGACGTCGAGAACATCAGTGTAGTCGATCTTGTATTCGATAAGCCGCATCATTTCCCCATCAGGGGTAGACTTCGGGCCGGTCAGCTTTTCATAGAACGAAGCATTGGACGAGCAGAGTGAGATAGTCTGCCACTTGGTGTTGTTAGCCCGCAGCTTGTTGCCGCTGGCTTCCATGCGGTCCTTACCTTTCCCGTTCGACATAGCGTAGATCAGGTCAGAGAAGGCCATAGGGTGCATGTTCGTGATTTCGTCCACGCAGTACGGCAGGTTGTTGTGTGCGCCCAGCTTCAGAATACGAGCGTTGTCCGTGTCTTTCTGCGTCGAGCATAGGTCCTTCGGGTTGCCCCAGACCGAGTTGCACATATGCAGAATGGTCGTCTTACCCGTACCAGAGTTGGGGTGAATGACGTTGATCGCCGCACCTGACTGGCCGGTAAACTTCAACAGCGGAGCGCCAAAGGCGGTCAGCGCCGCGAACGCATGGGCTTCAAGCCCCGGCGTGTTGTACAGGTTGAAGACTTCCCGCCACTTCTCAAGCGTGCCCTTGGTAGTAAGGTGTTCAGCAATCGAACTAGTGACCGACGAAGGCGGACTGTAGTAGGTACCTTCCGCAGTGATTTCCTTGTCACCGACGATAAACTTGCTGTCATTGTCGGCCCAGCCGAATTGAAGTCGCATAAGTTCCGCCTTGTGCTTGTGTTGCAGTTCGCTGATCGAAAGGATCAGCATATCAAAGATAAGTTCGAAGCGCTTAGCTGGACAGACCACGCCCACTGAAGCCAGCGTCTTGCGCAGTTCCGTCTTGTCCATGACCTTAGAGTTAGCGATGATAAACTCTTTGACGCCATCGCGCGGCATATGCACCCGCATGACAACTACATCGCCTTCTACGGGGTCGTTCATGCGCTTAACCACGTAAAGGTCATGCTCATAAACAAAGACCGGGGCAGCTTCAGGGTCATCGACCTTGCGCCATATCCCGCCCTTTTGCCCCCGGTAGTACGGGTCCGGGTACTCTGGTATGGTCAGTACTTCAGCTTCGCCATCGTCATTAGTGAACTCGACCGTGCGGTCCTGTGCATTAGCCTGCTTGACCTCCATACCCAGCATGATCGGGTTCTTGATCTTACCGAAGTGCGGGCATGACGCACACAGGCCGGGGTTATTCCGGTCAAAGGTAGCGCAGTTGTGCGGGCCTTCGATATGCTTGATCTTCTGCTCGGTCTTGTCCGGGTCGTAGTCTGGATGCCCATGTGAGATCAGGTGAATAGCCTTATCCCTGTCAGAGCAGAACTTAGCCACAGACAGAGCGTCGAACCACCGTGCTTCGGTAAGCGAATCCCGGTTCTGGTAGCAATCAAGAAGCTGTGCGCATCCATCACCCTTGGCCGAACGGCGCATGATCTTGGAGAACGACTTGCTCATGCTGTCCTGAAGCATCTGCCCCAGCATAGACTTGCGCTTGGCGGGCGGAACGGCGGGCATAGCCGCCTGCTCTTTCACACCAAGGATCGACCGGAACTCTTCGAACGCTGTGGGCTTACCCTCAGTCAGTACCTGTACTTCAAGAGCAGGATCGTCCTTGAAGTTGAAAGTGCCGGGTACACGCAGGATGCGCGCCGTTTCGAACACCACCGGGTCAACGTGCAGGTCATGGGTCTGGCACAGGTCACGCAAGCGCGCTGCCACCGGTTCCCACTGTTCAGGCGTTACGTCTTCCGTAAGCGGCCAGTATACGTGCAGTCCGCGTCCAGAGTTAACGACGATAGGCTTGGGTAGTCCGATAGTGGAGCAGAAACGGCGCAGTGCGGCAAAAGCCGAAAGCTGGTCGATATACCCACCCGGCCTGCCGGTCTTTTCGTTTGTCGCTGCCTTGTCGGGTCCACAGTCGATATCAAGCCAGAACGACTTGAGTGCCTGTACGTTGCTCTTCTTCCGGCCACCGGGACCTTGGAACTTAGCCACACCGAAGAAAACATTCCATCGTGCAGCTACCAAGTTAGCTACAGTCTGGTCTAGCTCTTCGCGTGTTTCTACAATGTACTGCTTAATATCGACACCCTTGATGCCTACCACTGCGTACCATCCGGTAGCGGGCTGCACCGCAGTCAAGAGGTCAAAGTTAGTCATGCCTTCAGACGGGATTTCCCCGTCTCCCCCTTAATGAGTTAGGCTGAAGTCAGCTAAGCGCTGAAATGAACCGCTCTATACGTGTGATTAAACTGGCGTTCGGCTGCGAAGTGCCACGGAACCAGTTGTACACCGTCTGTCGAGACACGCCCATCTCGTCCGCTACGCGTGACGCCGGAATGTCGTGCTTAATGCAGACGCGACCAAGACGAACACCCAGCAATGTGCTGGGTGCCCGCCGATTAAGGTCACATAGCTTAAGGCTGTAGCCTTGGCTCATGAGGGTTACGCTTCCTCATCATCGTCAGCCCAGTCGTTCAGGACAGACGCAAGGTCAGCCTTCGCAGCCGGGGTAACAGCAGGTGCCGACTTGGCAGCACTACGCTTGACAGGTTCAGCGATCACTTCGTCTTCATCGTCCGGTTCGTCCGAGCGGACCACCTTGGGGGCCGGTGCCGGTTCTTCCTCTTCCGGTTCTTCCTGCTTAACCGGGTTAGCGGCCTTGGTCGCACCGTCTACCTGCGCAACCGTAAGCTGGATATACTTCTTGGTGTCCGGGTCGTTCTGCGCTTCAACAACACGGTCGTATTCTTCGTCAGTCAGGCCGCGCAGCGGGGTGAACAGCAGTTCCATGCTGTCAGCGTTCAGGTCGTAGCTGATATTGGTTACCACCGTATCCGGTGCTTCGCCGTTGGCCAGCAGATACTTCACGTAGCTTTCGAAGGGATGCACGTTACCGTTGCCCTTACCGAACAGCGACTTTGCCGGGACGTTGAACTGATAGACTTCGCCGGTCGGGTCACCCACAAGCTGGATGGCAATACGGCGCTGGAAGCGGCAAGCGCGACCACCGTTTTCACCCGAACCCTTGATGTTCTGTGCACAGTCAGCGCAGTTCTTGGCTTGCTTGTTAGGTGCATTAGCTTCCGGCTTGTCACCAAGGTTCGACCAGCAGTCAGGCAGGGTCGGCTTAGCATTCGGGTCATACTTACCGGCATAGAAGGTGCGGCTCACCTTCGGCAGTGCGTCCACGATGATGCAGTTAAACTCGCCACGGATTGCATTGCCGACCTGCTCACCGTTGACGATACGCTTGAAAGTACCGTTGGTGTTGGTGGCGATGCGGCGCATCGTGTTGTTCTGTGCCAACGTCTGGCTAAGGGCCGAACCGCCCCGCTTGCTGGTGGCTACGGCATTCTGTTCTTTGAAGATGGTCAGGTTGCTCATTTTACTCGTCCTTACTTTCCGGTCGGCTTACGAACCGACACAACATACTTGCGGTCGCATTGCAGACCGGCTGGCATAGCATCAGGGTTTTCCTCAAGGAACTGTTTCATGTTCCCGTTGTGGATGCGCTGCTCCAATAGGGGGAAGGCATCGTTTTCCTTGATGAACTTGTACATACTTTCCCAATCGGTCGTCCAGTAGCGCTGGTTAACACGGCGGGAAATCGTGCCTTGGGAAGTCTTGATGCTGTCGGCATTCTGCTCGTTGCAGATGTCCAGCAGGGCGTTACCGACTACTTCAAGCTGCTCCTTCAGAGAAGCTATCTTCTCTTTGTGGGCCTCTTCTACTTCCTCAACTACACTACGTATCTTACGGTAAATGCGGACAAGTTCGTCCGCTGGTAGGTCTTTAACGTCATCCATTTGCATTCTCCACGTTCCGCTTCGCTTTGTGGCGACCGTGGCTCGCAAGCATCAGCCCGTTGTCGTAGAAGCTGACGATTACGCTGGAAGTGTTTTGGTGTTTACCGGTTTCAAATTCCTCCGCCAAATGGCGGAGCATACTGGCAGCACTAGCTGCGTACTCATTGTCCATAAGTTGCTCCTTCATGGTTGCACCAAGGTATACCTCTCATTTTACAGTGTCAAGTATCTCCTTCCATAATGCGGCGGTACAGATCAATGATCTTAACGTGGTTATCAATGTTGCTTTGCAGCATGTGATACAGCCGGGTCTCCACATCGCTGCCGCGAATATGCACGATGGTCATGGCGTTCTTCTGCCCCGGACGGTTAATCCGGGCGTTCGCCTGAAGGTAAGTCTCCACGCTGGTCACTGGAGCATACCAGATGATTGTGTCGGCTGCCGTAAGTGTAAGCCCATGCGATGCAGCCTGTGGCTGAATGAGCAGCACATGCGGGTCTTTGCTGGTCTGGAACTGGGTCACAATCTCAGTGCGCTTCGACACCGGTACCTTACCGTTGATTACCCCTACGCTGATATTAGCTTTTTCTAGCTTCTCACGTAGTAGCTCTATAGTGTGGGTGAACGGGACAAACACCAGTACCTTGTTGTTAGCTTCTTCGATCACTTCCAGAACTGCGGTCAATCGGTTGCTAACGTCGAACTCAACCACTTCGCCAGTATCCGTGTAGACTGCACCCCCACTGATTTGCAGCAGCTTGTTCAGCTTGGTCGCTGCGTTGACCGCACTGACTTCCTCACCCGCCGCTTCGATCAGCATCTCGCTCTTAAGCTGCTTGTAGTAAGCCATCTGCATCTTGGTCATCGGCGCTTCGCGTTCAAGGAACGTCACTTCCGGCAGATCAAGGCAGTCCTTCTTCTCAAACCGGATAGCCGGTTGCAGCACCTTATGGACCGTCTGCTCTGCATTGGGGCGCGGTGCCCACTTGAACTGCGTAACCTTGTACATCACGCTATCACGGAAGCTGCCGTAGTACTTCGGGCAGTTGTCAGGGTTAACCAGCTTGGCCAGACCATAAGCGTCAATCGGGCTTTGTGCTGCCGGGGTACCCGTAAGCATCCATAGACGCGGCTGCGTTGCCTGCACGATGCGGTTCAGCACCTTCCAGCGGTTGGTCATGGGGTTCTTGTAGGCGTTCGCTTCGTCCACCACGATCAGGTCAAACCCGCCGTTAGCAATCTCTGCCTCGACCACAGCCAACCCATCGAAGTTAAGCACGACGAACTCCGACCCAGCCGCAATGATCTTGGCACGCTGCTTGGCTGAGCCATGCGCCACGCTGCACGAACGGTGCATAGCAAACTTAAACAGGTCCTGCCGCCACGCACTGTCCATAATAGACAAGGGGCAAAGGATCAGGACGCGCTTAACCTCGTTACGCTTCATCAGGTAGTCGGCTGCCCAGATAACGCTGGCAGTCTTACCGGTCCCTTGCTCATTAAAGCAGAACGCCCGCTCATGCAGGGTCAGGAAGGAAGCCGTGGTCTTCTGGTGGTCGAACGGCGTCAGCCGCCCAGTCCACTGGTAGTCGCGCAAGATAGGCGAAGGCACTTCGAACTGCTGCATGGCAGCCAGTGTGCGCGCTTCATGCATACCCCAGTGTATGGCTACGTTGCCATCACTAAGCAGCTTGGACTTCTTGATTGTGTTCAGGATTGGTTTGGGGTTCGGTGTTTTGACGAGTAGCACCTTATCGTCAACGATCTGCATCACTTCTTCCTTTTACGTTCCCGGTTGCTCGTTTCGGAAACGAGGTTACGCTTGCTGTCCCGCTTGAATGAGCGGTTGGCGGATTTGCTTTCTACACGCAGTCCGGTCGTATTGCTACCGCCCTTGTCGAGAGCGACCACGTGGGCAACGTCTTTACCGTCACCCTTCTTGACCTTGCCTGCCTTCATCATCTTGGCACGGGCTGCATTGCGCATCGCCCGCTTCTTGATCTGCTCCGGAGTACCCTGATACTTCTCGTACTCGCGCTTGTAGTTCCGTGGCATCGCCAATTAACTCCATACATTCAGGCCGGAACGTACATACCACACCAGTTGCGATAGACCTAGCTTCGTAGAGGGCTTTGTACTTGTGGGGTATCCAGCCGGGGGACATGACTATCCCATGTTTGCGTGTATCCTGAATGATGTACAGGTAGCCATGCTTGTCTGCACGGCGTTGGTGATACGGGTCTAGCGGCTCCGCAAGCCGTGCCAGCACTTACTTCCTCCTTGGGCGGTGGTGCTCACAGCTAGTCACCGGACACCAGCCACACAGTGGGCCAGACTTGGGGTTAAACACCCCAGCCTGCATGGCATCCTCAAGCTGCTGCAACTGCGGTTCGAACACCGCCATGTACTGCGATAGCTCTGTGCGGACGTGCACCTTCTTAATGAACTCGTTAGACACGACATAGGCCAGCCCAGACTTCACCCGCATGACTTCGGGGAAGTGTACCATTACTGCGCCAGCCATAAGGTCTAGCTGCTTCATATCGGCATACTTGGCGTTCTTGCCGGTCTTATAGTCAATCATGTGGGCGTTCCACCCATCCACGATCAGCAAGTCCACGATACCCCGGTACCACACGTCCTTATCGAAGAAGTCGCACGGCTCGAACCCATCAGGGGTCTTCTTCACACCCAGCTTCAGTTCAGCGTGCTTCTCACCCGGTATCTTTGCCAGCGTATGCACGACAGGCTGCATGATCTTATACTTATCCGGGATAGGCGTACCGTGCTTGATGTAATGCTCGGCTGCTTCATGGGCATCGTTGCCGTAGCGCGATGCTTCGTTCCCTTCGTCCTTGACGTCCTTTGCCACCTTCAGGTGGAAGTACTTCTTAGGGCACTGGTCAAACGTCTTGATGGATGAATAGGACCACGCGGTCATGTTGCTCCCCCGATAAACCGAAAGCCTCTTATCGGTCAGTGGGGGCCAGATGGCAACACCTGACCCCCATATTTTTAGTTAGCTTCAAGTTCCTCGGCTACTTCGACCAGCTTTTGGGCGTAGTGCTTTAGCTTGCGTGCGTTCAGCACCCTGCTGTCTTTGTCTTCCAGACGCATCACATACTTAACGCAGTTAGCGCGGTAGGCACCGATGCGCTGCTCAGCGGGCCACGTATCGTAAATATCCCATGGCTGCACGCCCATAAGCTTGTAGTGGTTACCGCCTTCTTGGATATCGTCAGCCTTCACTTCCATCTCAGGCGTCAGTTCCAACACCTGTTCCGGGCACGGTTCGACGTGCGCCATCTTCTTGCGAATCATACCGACGTAGTAGGGGTGACACTTCACCTTCTCTGCTACCTGCTTGTTCGTCATGCCCGGTGCGTTATTCAACAGGTCCATGACCTTACGTGCTTTGGTCTTCATAACTTGCTCCTTAGTCTTTGTACTTCCG